CTCCTTTAGTGCCGATTCCCAATTGAGATGTGGGCATGTTTAGACACCCTTGCGCTGACTGTAAAACGTTGGTACGAGTGTTACCTGGCACTTGACCCACTGCCAATACACCACTAGCTGATGAATCTGGGAACAAGCAATATGCCCGAATGCCCCCGGATATCGCACGTGCAGCTACAAAGTTAGTTTGGTACGTAGAATTGTTGGTACAAGCCAACCATGTGGTCGTGGTTACCCCCAAACCACTGTTGCCGTACCCAACAAAATTATCATTAGTGCCGTACAAAATAAGAGTAAAAGAACCATCTGTGGCATTCACAGTGAAACTGTTCCGCAACCAGAAAGTCCCTGTGACGGTTGGTGTGTAACAATCAAACCCCATCTTGATTCCGGGGTAATCAAATGGGTCGTTTAATGTTGCACCATATTCTGCCAAGAGCTTGCCTTGGGTACCGATGATGCGTTCCTGATGAACGCGTCGTCGTGGCAAGTTCTTCACTCGCATGTCCGGCCTAGCAACTTGTTTTACCTTCTTCTCATGCTTCCCTTTCCGCCGAGGGCCGGGATTTGGCTCGACCCCTTCCTGAGTCAAGTCTCGTTGCCAACAACAGCACACCAAACTGGGCCGTTTGTTGATTCTTGGTGTCCCAAGATATATCGTTGGAGTATCCAACTGCTCAGTTGTATCAGCATATATGTCTGACTGATAGCTGGCAAACTTCGGTGATAGTGGCGAGTCCGTAGAGACCACTAATGCAGCACCGTCCTGCATGTCCACTTTTGCGATATGGCCGTGTGGCACGACGGCATCAAATGAAAATTTTGTCATAGAATGGTGTTTTGTCTTCATGCCCGTAGGGCATGCGCTGACTGGCGCGACATGTTAGTTGTTTTCGGTGATTCTCGCACCGGGAGTTCGCTCCACGTTAGTGGCGTGATAATCACTGGCTTGCCACTAGTATCTATATCCATCAACAATTTTGCATATGGGTGAGCCAATTCATCTCCCAATTGCAATGTGTTGATGTACACCTCCCATTCATGTTGCATCTGGTACGTCCAGCCATACACATGATTTAGCGCTTCCATAGTGCTGTGTGATGGCTGGGTGGTAACGTAAGCCATTTTCCACGGCTCAACGTTTGGGGCAAAGTAAGCAGAGTGTTGAGTTGTCAATTCCAACTGTCGCTTCAGGACAGTGGTCAATATAGGTATAGGACTGCACTGAGGCATCAACCCCAGAGCAGTACCACGTACAACAGATTTCGGATGTTGTGACAATGGTGGGTCAATGTAGTATCCATTTTTCGCCAGCAAACGACCGACTTTTGGCACGAATGTGTGTCCTGCTGCTGTGGGAAACAACCGCGATGAGCAGAACTCCACATCTTCATACCTAGTTCGATACACTGCTTTACTGGTGAACCCATACTTCAACATCTCTTCTTGCCAAGCGATCTTATCCCCAGTATGTACGAGGACATTGTCATCTCCTTGGACAATCATGCAAATCTCACTCTCTGCCTGCACGTGTGTGATACGCCGTGACAGACAGAATATGTGATAATGGACTAATCCGTTCAACAACGAATTGAAGAGTGACGTGTATGGATCACCAGACTTACGGGTACCAGGCACTTGATACTTGATACCTTTGCTCGTGATACCA